AATGCATACGACTTTTGCATCAGGATAATCACCGCAGTCGTCGTAATCTCCCAATACCACTTCGCCCACTGGCTCCTGCTCCATGCTGGCGAGTAGCTGGCGGGCCATTTCCTCGATAACTTCGCTATCGCATACTACCAATAAATTCGTCATGTGCATTGCACACGGCTTGTACTTCGCCTTTCTTGCAAGCTCTGCGATTTCTTCCAAGCGTTCTTTGGTGAATTTGGTCATGGGTTAGTCCTCGCTCTCGTCGTCTTCTTGCTCATCAACGATCTGGTTATTTACAGCCCCGCAGTCCTGACATTCGGTGTGAGTCAGGTTCGACCATGGCCCCATCCAGATGACGGGCCCGCCACAAGTTGCACATTGCATATCCCTACTCCCCCACCTTAGTGATGATGCCAGCGGCTACCAGTTCTGCGGTTTGCTGCTCTCCATCGTTGCAGATAGCTTTGTCGCAAAGCGTGCATCGCTGGACGCCTGACACATCCCAGAATTTGCTGCGGTGGTCACAACGCCCTTCTGCTGCCTTCAACCGCTCACGATAGTCAGCAACCATCCGCCGCACCTGCTCCAGTGGCGTAACGCTGCCGCCGTCTGGAGGGTCCATACACTGAACTCCAGGGAGGAGTTTGCAGAGAGCATCGTCCATCTCTGCAAGATTATTTTGTGCCACTGACAATTCATCGGACAGCGAAAGTAGATTTGCTTCCTGAGCCTCCTTTGCGGATTCCCAGATATTCCAAACCAACTGCGTGGTATGGAAGTAATAATCATCGACTCCCTCTGAGCGATATGTGTCGTAACCACGACCTTCCGCCCAAAGTTCAAATTGTTCTCTGCTCATACTTCTTCTCTCCCGCCCCTGACCGAAGCCAGGCACTGATTGAATAGGTTGTTAAGAGGTTTGGGTGTGTCACGGTTGGGCTGCTTTGGAATCCTCTTCGGACCGATAATTGGCAGACTTTCCGGACGAGCAATGAAGTAGCGATAGCGCTTCTCGAAGCCCTCACGACGCAAGGTTTTCACCCGGGTCAGCTCGGTTAATGCCGAAGCTATCGCCCCTTTCTGGATTGTCGTGTCGCGTCGGATGTCAGACATGTAGCAACCGGGGTGTTTGGTTATGTACTGGATGATTTCAGCGTTATGACCGGTGGTTTTCATTGCCAGCACCTCTCATCGTTGCGACCTTCCCAGCGGAGCCATATGCAGTCGTACACAAACGGGATGAAGGCCTCAAAGAACATGCTCCATTGCGATTCACGAAACCCAGTAACCTCATCCACCATGCGCTCCAGGGGGTGCATTCTGACTGCAGGGCGCTTTACCCCAGAGAGCCTCTCGAATTGCTCAATTAGTTCCTCTTCTTCAAGGCAGCGATCTAGCACTGCAACGAAGCGAGGATTGCTGATAAATTCGAGGATGATGCTTGAATGTATTTTGTTCATCAGAACCCCCTGAGATGGTCTTCAAGTCGCAGGGCGTTATCGGCTGCCATGCGTCGAGCACTGTCGATTCGAGCCTGGTCTTCAGGGTTTAATCCTGACACCAGAGAGAGCTCTGCTCATATCCGGTAGAGGTACTGCCTTGCCCGCTCCATAGCCTGCTGATCGTCGTTCTTAGCACTCGTAGTCATTTTCAATCTCCTGCTGCTCGCTATGCGTGAATGCCACCGGATCCAGCCCGGAATAGCGGCTGCTGAAGTGGTAGGTTTTCTCTGCGCCCGGGGCGTGGCGGGATTTAACGCAGATGATTTCGGTGATGCCTTTCAGTTCGGTGTTCGGGTTGTATTTCTCATCCCGGTAGATCATGAAAATCACATCGGCTT